ATTTTGTGGTGGTGAACTCGGTGGAGTTGACGGTGGTGTAGGTGTTGATGGAGTAGAAGGTGCACTTGGTTGTGTTGTATCCTGATTTACAGGAGTTGACACAGGATCAGCAACTGTCGGTGCAGACTCTATCGCAGTAGTGGTATTGAGAATTGTATCCTCATCTACAGCACTATTAACTAAATTAAATCCAGTATCAGTCAAACCAGCTTCTTCATCTTCTTTCATAGATTTTATCATAGGATGACCCACACAGTCAATGTATTGTGTGAGTGGTAAGAGATTATTCTCTCTAATTTCTCTAGGACTTGTAAAGTCATAAATTACAGTCAACTTTCCACCATTACCAGTTGGTTCTTGATCACTTGTTCCTAGATCCTCAACCTCTGGTTTTACAAATCCTAAGATTGACTCTGTTAGATCTGCTTTGATCAATCTACCATTAGAATCTTTTGTAAGTGTTCCTACTTCTCTTCTCTTAGTGCCTGATCCAATAGTAATAACTGGATTTACATACTCTCTACCAACGTTTATAATCTTGATCTCATCAACTTTAGGAATAATATCACTACAATTAGCATACAGTGCCTTTGCTTCTTGTGGTACAACAAGAGTTGGGAACTTATTATTAAAGTTTAATATGAACTCATGACCAGACTTTGTTACTAACTCTAGACCAACCTGTAACTCTGGATTAAATGATGGGTCAATAGTTGCAAGTAATATATTATCCTCATCATAATCTACATCCACAACCTGTAATACGTCTGGATTACCTAAAACTCTACGTTCAATATATTCTCCATCATTTACATGTTCTTGTAACCCTACCTTCTTGACTAAAACACCATATTGTTCTTTAGGACAGAATGTATCAGCAGGATCAAATCCATATCCTATGCCAGGTGTAAGAACTTCCACTGATTCTACTATACCATCAATTATATTTGGTCTGAATGTAGCACCACCTCCCTCTGGATCATTACATGTAAACTGTGCTCTAACTCTTGCTTCTAAATTTACATTCTTACCTTTCTTTCTCATGAACACGCCAAGAATCTGTCCAATATCATCTATAATAGGCAATGCTTTTACTGGTGCAGTTGATTGTAGGTTGTCCCATACCAGTTCTGGGAAGCATGGTTTTCTATTTAATATAGAGTTTGAACAGTTAACTGCAGATGAAGCTATATTACCACTAGAATCATAGAAATTAATACCCTCAAATTTTTCTAGAGGTCCTCGTGTATCGAAGGATTTCTCTGTCAAACCAGTCAATGCACCAGCTGCACTATCAAGATCAACGAGTGAACCAGTATTTGTATCAAATACTTTTTTAATTCCATTGCGATCAACAGCAGGAACAAAACCTTTGATAGGATTACCTTTACCTATAATTGATATAGACTTAGGTGGTTTGACTTTATATTGTGCAACCTGTTTTGCTGTCTCCTCAAGACCTTTTGTTTTGCTTCCTGAACCAGTCTCAAATACAGATGCACCAATTTCACATGATAACTGTCCATCGCAGAATAAATCTAAGAAATCACCAATTTTATTTGTTAAGTTTTGAATCTTTTGTGCAGCACCTTTGATAGAACCCGTAATACCTTTCAATACATCTAACGCACCCGTAATACTATCCATCAACTTCTTCATGATATCACCAAGCATATTCTGAACAAGACATAGTGCAGTATCTAACACATTCTCTACTAGATCCTCAAGCATTCCTTTGATAAAATTACCAAGATCTTTCAACAAGTCCTTGAAGAGACATGATACAAGATCACCAACATTTTTAAGTTCCTTTCTGACTGCAACGTCTAACTCTGGATCTGGTATACTGAGATCTTCTAGACCCTCCTTCACCAGTTTGTTGACATCTTCCATGACAACACCCTTGATGTTAGCAGTCAGTCCAGTAAGTTTCTTTTGTATGCGTTGTTGTGTTAAATTGATCTCATAGTCTAGATCAACAACTTTACCATCTAATTTGTTGATGAATTGGTCTACATCATTCTTCTCTATACCACGAGCAAACTTCATAAACTCAGCAAGAGGTGCTTCAAGTTTAGTTGCAGTCTCTGTTCCACATTTACCATTACCAACTTGAACTGTAACTTTCTGTTTCTCTGTCGCTAGTTTCTGATTTTCACTCTCTAGTTTTGCAGGTCCTCGTTCGTTCTTACTGTCATCAGAGAAATGAAGATATCCATCATTATTTTTTGGTGCTTCATCTAGACCAGTCTCTTCGTTTTTCTCGACTGTGCTTCCTGTATTTGGAGGGCAAGATCCACTCTCACTAAATTTATTAAAATCATAGTCAGGTGCACATAGTTGCTCAAATCCTCTCTTCTTACCTTTTTTAGTTCCGTAAGTTTTTCTTGGATTTTCGTCTCCAATAGTTCCCATAACAATAGGAATCTGTGAAGATGCACCATCCATGAAGAAACCAATAACCCAAGCATTGACTTGTAATTGATGATTAGAACCTACACCAGAACGTTGTGAACTGGTGCATGGCATCATTACCTGTGCCCATGGTAATTGATCTGTAGGTAATTCTTTTCTGTTTGGATTATGATATCCTACGATTCTAACTTTGACTTTGTTACACCAGTCCCAGTCAGAGAAGTCAAATGACCCGTTGATTGCGTTCCAGAACCCGTAACCATCATTCTCTACCTGACCAATCCACCAGTTGAATCCGTCCTTACCTATAAAATTAGCAATGTTTTCGTTAATCATATTGTTCAAAGAATTCCTCTATATCTTCACCATCAGAATCGGTGTATAGTGTAAGTTTCGTTGTCATTTTATCCTCACCAGATTTGTATGTTCTTTCAACTCGACCTATTACCCATTTACCAGAATTTGCCCAATCCTGTTCTCTATCTTTAGTTCCTTTGTAGATATCTAAATAAACAACCTCACCTATTTCAAGAGAATAATTTGTCACCATTTCTATAGTGCATTTTTTATTGTAAAATAATTTTTCCCTTAAACTAGATTGTGAAAGTTGTTTTGTGATATCCTTAGTAAAAATACCAGACGTAAACAGAGCAGAGTCTTGAACTTTAGACATGATTCTAGTGTAAGTGTTAGTGGTATTGAATCCATCATAGAACTTTGGAAGTTCTTTAGAGTTCATTACACTAACATCTCTGTAATATTTATTAATGTTAAAGGGATGTTCTGTAAATTTAAAATCTTTTAAGTCTAGTGTCATAACATTACTAGAGTAAGATCCCATGTTCATACCCGCAAGTAAATCTACTGCCGACTCTACATTTATCTTCTGAACAGAGATAATACCTGAGTCATCTTCATCCTCAAGTTCTTCTGGTTCATGTCCTACTACAATTCTAACGACAGGCGTTTTCTTTGAAAATGAATCATATGAGACAAAATGATATCCAGATCTCGTTTCATAGAAACAATATCCTGCACTAGCTGCTCTACCACTACCCCTTTTAGCTGGTATTGCTCTAGATCCCAACCATCGAATTATAGTAAATGGATTCCAATATGGAGATACAAATGAGAATTTATTTAATGTTGGTTCAAAATCTTCACATCTCGATTTGTCAACACCTAAAAGATCTTGTAGTATTTCTTTCTTTACAAGATAATGAATCTTACGTCCATGACCTTTACCAAATCTTTTTGATACTTTATTAGCAGCGTTGTTTAAGAAATCAGTCTTACATAATCTTATGACAGCTGATGATTTACCACCTGTATTTTTTCTATCAACTACATCATATATTACAAACTCTCCACCAATCTCAGTTTCTTGCTTACTATCCTCAGCAACAAACAAAACGTTTTCCATACCTTGTAAATCAGACAGAAAACCAGTAGCACTATCAGTAACCTGTATATCCATTAAGATAGTAGCAGATCGTATGTCCTCAATATATGAGACATATAGCACCTGATTTATACCAATGGGAGGAAAGTCCGCAATGATAAATGCAAGTATATTAAAATTACCTTTAGTGTTAACTGACATTAGAATTGCGAAGTTGTATTATAGAGGTCAAGATATGGAGAATCATCAATGTTTGGTATAGCAAGTTCACTACCTTCTTGATCCATCTTAGGTGGAGCACCTGTTGCGGGTATTGCGGACTCAGTTCCCTTTGCAAGAGCAACCTTCTTCTCAGTCTTCTCATCTTGCATTTGTCTATTCTCAGCAATGGTTGCATCAGTCAACTCAGTTAAGTTAGTCTCCTTTCTATCTGGTGCAAATAAATTTTTAACACCACCGAACAATGATTTACTTGCATTGAATGCCATGCCCATAGGTGTCATACCAAATGCTTTGCCAGCTAAACCTTTCAAACCTTTACCTATACCAGATCCTGCTGCTTTACCCGCTAATCCTTTTGCACCTTGGAATAATTTCTTACCCGCCAT